CTGGCCACCAGCTGACTTTATAGAGTCTGCTTCATTCTTAAACCTTACGTCACTGATAACAGTATTAACTGATTTTAAATCTTTTAAAACTAAATCAACCCAGAAATTTAATCCAAACATATCTCTACCAACTTCTGTACCAAAAACTTGAAGTAGCCTTCTGACCTCTGGATAGTCCTCCTTGACCTTGTCTAATCCATATGCATCTACTAAGCTTCTATATCTAAAAACTCCAACACTGTCATTGCTCACTATTGGATTGAGAGTGTACATGGCTTCTTTCATTGGAACTGCAAATGATTTTTGAATAAAACCATGTTTTAAGACCAAATGCTCTGCAACTGTATCTTTACCAGATCTGGCATACCCGCTTAGTCCAATGATCATCTTTTAACCCCATCCCATGTTCCTATTTTAGTAGTTGTTATCCCATTTTCTTCCCATAATTTAATTATGCTTGGGTTGTCGTCCACAGCATGCTTTACTTCCCAGTACTCATTTATGTGCCCAAGGATATCTTTTTTAACTTCATAATCTTCTCTATGATCATCATCTTTTCTCATAAACAATGCATCATGAGGAACATTATGCATCTTAAGCCATTTAGAAGTTAAGCCCCTATATTTTTCTTTTCTAGCGGTAACTATAATTATATCTAGACTATCGCATACTTCCCACACCATATCAACCACATCTTTGTGTGGTATACAATTTATAGACGCCTTATGAAAAGCATCATAATTTTTTTTGAATGATTCGCTTTCTCTGTCTTGTCCCAACAATATGTTTAGTATTGGGTCTACATTAACAAGTGTTCCATCTACGTCAAATATCCAAGCTGGTCTTTTGATCACGCTGAAAGTATCTTTGCTAATGCATTAATTGTTGATGAAATTCTTCCAATATCACGCAACTGTTCTACACTATATCCCTCTTCTTTTAATGTTTCATAGTGTGCTTTAACACAAAAATGACATTTCCCAACAATGGATGACGCTAATGAATAAGCTTCAAACTTACCTTTAGTTGTACCTCCGTGAGAAGTAATAGCATTCATTCTTAATTGAGCTGGTAGCCCCTTTAAGTTTAAATCATCAGCCATCTCAATAAATGGATACCAAACGTTATTCTGTGCCATGATAGCACCAGCAGTAAGGGCGGCATTTTTTTCAACTTCATCGTTTGCATTAGCAGTAATAAAAGCAAGTAGTTTTCCATTGCCAGTTGCGAATGCTGCTGCTATTGAAATATACGTAGCATGCTCTGCATCAATAGACGATCTATTAATTACAGCGTCAAGGTTTAGCTTGATGTCTTTAGCGTATTCTGGGAGAGAATCCTTAAGCTGGTCTACCCATGTCATTATAAAGTTTCTCCGCCCAAAGATCTGTTGCAGGCACAAAGTTCTCCTGTTTGAAGTGCGTCTAGTATACGAAGAGTTTCATCTGGGTTTCTGCCAACATCTAAATTGTTTACAGTAACATGTTGAATTATGTTTTCTGGATCAATAATAAATGTAGCACGATATGTAACTCCAGAGGAGTGATGTACTCCAAGATCGTTTGCTAGCTGGTGTCCTGTATCTGCAAATGACCAAGAATTGGTTTTACGTAGATCATCATGTGAGTTACGCCATGCAACTTTACAAAATTCATTATCAACTGAACCAGTCATAAGCACAGCATCCCTATCATTAAAATCATTTACTAATGCATCATATGCAACAATCTCTGTTGGACAAACAAAAGTAAAGTCTTTTGGATAAAAAACAATAATCTTCCACTTTCCAGGGAAAGAGTCTTGATTTAGTACTTCAAAAGAGCTGTCTTCATAACTTAATGCACCTGGCTTCACGCCAACTACAGAAAAGTTTCCTATCTTGCTTCCTACGGTTTTCATTTTTTCTCCTATATAGTTTATGTTGCACTTGTGTCCCCAGATGGGCTCGAACCATCGACCCGCAGATTAAAAGTCTGCTGCTCTACCAGCTGAGCTATAGGAACGCTGTCCCACCTGGTCTCGATCCAGGGACATTCGAATTAACAGTTCGACGCTCTACCAACTGAGCTATGGGGCAATTCCTTAATTATAGTATTTTATATAAGAAACGTCAATACCTATTCTTTTACAGGCTTGTAATTAATTAGATGTAATACCTTGTCTGAATCAAATCCCGCGAATTCTATTTCTTTGTCTGTTGTTGACCATAAAACTATTGCGTATCTGTCTCCAGACTCTACTTTTTTACCACCATGCCAAATAGAAGATGGGAATAACCCTATGTCTCCAGCCTTTGGCTTATATGTAAAGCCACCCCATGAATCTTCATATAGCGGGAATAAAGATTTTGGCTCAAATTCTTCTAAGAAGCATGATTCTCCACCTTCATAGTCATCATTCAGATAAATGACACCACTAATAGACAAGGTTGTAAAATCTGAGTGTATATCCTGATGCATCCTTAACTGTATGTCTTGGCTTAATCTTGTAAGAGAAAAACCATAAAAATATTGCTCTTGTTCGGAAGGGAAAAGTTGTCTTTGCAAATCCATAAACTTGTTTGCGTACTTCATAGAAATTTCTTCTATGTCTTTAAACAGAGATGGAGCTTTTTCATCTGGGAATATAGCTCTCACCGCAAGACCTTTGTTGAATGCTACTCCTATTCTATGTCTAAATTTAGACTCATCATCTGCATTATCATTTATCCAGCTAATGAAAAAATTTCTATCTTCTTCGTTCATAAAATCATTAACAAGCTTTACATTATCCATTTTTTATCTCTCTTTCTTGTATATTAGTTGCCCATATAGGCATAGCTATTCTTATTCCAGAAAGAATCTCAGTTATTTCATGTAAATTATGAGACTCAAAAATTACAAGACTATATTTTTCTGGATTTATAGTCAGGTTTAAATCTGGGAATCTTAAGAATCCACCATCAAAATCATCATTTAAGTATATCACGCCACTTTTAAAAAGATGCTCGGCTCCATCATGGTCATCATAATGGCATGGAAGCTTTGTTCCAGCACCCAGCATGGTAAGCCACTGAGAGGCTAGATACAACTGATCTTCATCTTTAAAAAAACTCTTGCACTCCGATATAAATTTGTCTGAGTACAAGTTTAAAATGCTAGAAATCTCTTTATGGTCTGATAAACTGTGGGTCTCTGGGACATTAGATTCATACCTAAACCTGTTATTCGCTATTGCTTTTTCTGGAATATAAAATTTGTTTTTATCTAAATAATTTTTACTTATATATTCTACTATTACATCACAGTCATCCTTGTTAATAAAATCATTTACGACTTTTATTTTTATTTCTGGGCTCAATGACTTTAATGTTTTAATTTCAGATTCTGGCATTATGTCGATCAGCAAGTGTATCCTATCGTGATCGCTATCATTATCTACACTATGTAGTCTTAAATTATTTATTTCATAGCAGCTACCTTCAGGCATATTAATTGTTTCATCCCCAACTGTGTATGAAACTTTTTCATTAGTAATGATTGGTATATGAAATCTTCTTACTGTTGAAAGATAATCGCCGCTATCTTTATGTACAAACACATTACTGTTTGCATTTAACTTTATTAAAAGCACTCTTGCTGATACGCCGACCATTCTTTTTTCTAGCTCTGACACAATAGGATAAACTATATTAAAGATATCTTTATCGATAGTTTTTTTCTCAAAAGGATCTCCGTGATTCCAGTGTAGAGACGAGTCTTGAATTATATAAGTGTTGGTATTAATATGTGGATTAGGCCTATCGGTGTATACTAGGTTCTGTCTGGAAGTATTTAGCTCCCATTCTTTAGAAAATTCCAGCACTTTGCCTTTTAGTTCTTCTATATTAAAATTTTTAAAATAACTAAAATTAAAATCAAACTCAGATTTTCTTTTCATTTTTTTCCATATCTTTTACCATTCTATATACATGATAATCTATATAGTTATTTTCTAAGACCCTATCTTTTTCTTCATCTGTTAGCATCTCCATAAGTTTTTTTGTTGTGTATACCGAGCCCTTGAAGAATGTATTGGAAGCATTAATGATTTTGTCTGGATTTAATTTAATCTCTAAGCCGTGACTATCTAAAAACCATTTAGATATAGACTTGTAGTATAGGTCTATTGAATCTACTGTATTTACTATTTCAAAAGAATTTACCATAGATGTTGCATTTTCAATAGACGTGTTGTCATTTTTTACAAACCAAGTGAATCCCTTTCCTTTTGAAAAGTTGTTTTCTAAATATATGGACTCTTGATTATTTTCCCAGAAAGATCTGTCTGCAAATACTACCTCGTCTGTAGGGTTACATATGTATCTTGACTGATAGTTATTATGTACAAAAAAATCTTCATCTTCAAATAAATAGTATTTTAGTCTGCCAAGATAGGAATCTATGCTGTTATATTTTGGGACGTCTAAATCATTTCTACCATGTATAAAATTAAAATAAGAAACTCTTGCCTCTATTGGGTTTCTAACTAAACATGAAACAGATATGCCTGGAAATTTTTCTATAGGATACGTGCCAAAATGCCCAGAAAAATAAATTTCTTTTGATAAGTCTGATTCATTTGGATAATGTGTACTTATATAATGAGGTACATTATTTTTCTTAAGCTCATTGCCAATCTCATAGCCAACACTTTTACCAGCAGTTTTGGGTATATGAAGAAAGTAAAGTCTTTTATTGTTCATGTCTATCCTTGAGCCTCATCCATTTGCCATAAGCGTTTGGCGTATCAGAACCTATGTATTCTTGTCCAGTTTCTAAATCAATTAATAGCCATTTGCCAGGTGCTTTTGTATGTATTGTTAAGTCTACTGCCTCTTCGCATTCTTTTACTTCCGCACCCTGATAAATTCTAGGTAGAAAGGTGTATACGTTGTCTAACAACTTTCTTTTTTTCATTAAATATTATCACCTTTTTTTAAAATGGAAGATCTAGCTGTTTGTCTACCGCATCATCAATTGATGGCACATGCTCGAAAGAGCATGTGCCACAACTTTTACACATTATATTTTTTTTCTACCTGTTTTTTTAGGCGGTCTTTGTGCAGTATTAATCTCACGACGAATACCATGTCTGTTTGTATCAATTTTTAATCCCTGTCTAGGATTTTTTCTTGTAGCCTCTCGGCTTGTTACTGCACCAGCTGCTGCACCGTTAGGTGGAGGAGTTGTTCCTGTGCCATCTTCTTTTTGAAAATTACTCATTGTGTTAAGCCTGAGTCACCGTCTCTTGAAGCATCTGTGATTGTAACTGGAGTTACACCCTTAGTGCTTCCTACTGTTTCACATCCGCATTCGTAGCACATTATTACTTACCGTTGTTTCCTACGCCAGAACCATCTTGTGTTGACTTATCTGATGCTGGGAAAGCTGAAGCTGGTGCCTCTGTGTAGCTTTCTGTTGGCCAAGGTGAAGTACCTGCTGGCTTTGTATCGTTAAATCCTGTTAAATTCAATCCATCTGTCATTTTATTACTCCTATAGGTTTTAATTTAGACGGGTCTAGAATGCCGTCTAGTTAACTATTATAGCATTTATCACGTACTAGGACTATTTTGCTAGGACTTCTTTGCTTTAGCCCCACGATATCCAGTCTTTTTCTTATTCATTGAACCTGGCTTCTTATACCCAGCACCATTTGGAGTGGCTGCTATCCTTTGTGCCAAAGCTTTTTGTATTTTGTCTAAATGCTTTCCCATCACTTTACCTTCTTTCCAAATTTTGCCCAAAGTCTTTCATGAATAAAATATCCAGCAGCCTCAAATGCTATATACAGCATGGCTCCTAGTGTGGCATATTCCCACTCTCCAGTAAACAAAAATATGATACCAGCAAGAACTACAAGATGAAATATTTCCCAGCTTATTGTCTTTAAAGATGTTCTTTTATGTGATTCCATTGGTTTTCCTTTCAATTCTTTTATATAATTCTATCATTTATGCAATAAAGGGGCAAGACCTTGGTCCTGCCCCTTTATTATAGATTTAACTACTTAAGCAAAGCAACCTTTGCCTTTGGATTCTTCTTGTTCCATTGAAGAGCCAACTTGTTAAATGCATCCTTGATTGATTTAACTGCTGCAGCATTATCTGCAGTCAACTTAGCAATCTGTGCATCCTTAGCGGCAAGTGCTGCATCTGAAGCAACCTTAGCATCTGCTAGTGCCTTTGCTGAAGCAGACTTTTCTGCAGCAAGTGCTGCATCTGAAGCAACCTTAGCAGCAGCGGCATCTGCAGCAGCCTTAACTACTGCAGCATCTGCAATAGCCTTAGCAGCAAGTGCTGCATCTTTTGCAGCCTTTTCAGCAGCAAGTTCTGATACTAGATCACGAACTGCAATCTCTGCGAATGGTGCAAGTGTTGGAGCAGTCAAACCTACTACTGCACCTGCAACAGCATCAGATGATGTTGTTGGAGCAAATGTAATAAGTGAGCGTGTTCCTGTTGTTGGAAGAGTTGCCTTAAAGGTTGCTGTTCCAAAGTCTGTTAGTGTAGCACCAGTTGTTACTGTTGCTGTGTCTAGCACTGCTGTTGCAGCAAAGACTGTTGCTGTAATTGACTTACCAGATACCTTGTTACCAAATGCATCTGTTGCAGTTACGACGATATCCTGCTTAGTTCCTGCTGCGCCTGCTGAAGGTGCTGAAACTGTTAGGTTGTTGATCTTGCCAGCAGTACCCTGTACATAGTATGTAAGAGTTGTTCCACCATTGTTAATTACAACGGTTCCAATTGCTGTTGTCTTTGTGTAGACAAAGAATGTTGCAGTTGTTCCAGTTCCTGTTGCAATTGTCAAAGATGATG